AACAAAATCAGCAAAGCTTACAAAGAAGCAGCAGATTGAAGCTATGTTTCTAGCAAGAAATCATTATGATGATACAGCACATAACGCTATTCGAGCAATGGTTGATTCTTTAATTGAAAGCGGATATCACCCATTTAAAGATAAAGCTATGATGCAAGACATTAGTGTACTACTTAATTTAGTAGTTGCTATGCTATATCGCGTAGATGGAGAATTACACTTCCTTCATGAACCTATAGACGAAATTCATGAGGTCATTAAGTATATTAAAGAACTAAAACAAAAAGATGAATTAAACCTGTTTACAGATGATGATTAATATGATATAATAATATTAATTATGAAAAAGGTGAAATATGATTATTATTGACTACAATGCAATTGCTATAGCAAATATCATTACTCAAAAGCTAGATGTTGAAGAAGATTTGATTCGTCATATGATTCTTAACTCTATTCGGATGTACAACAAAAAGTTTCGTAAAGAATATGGCCAAATGGTTATTGCTACTGATTCTTCTAATTGGCGCCGCGAAGTATTTCCACAGTATAAATTTAAACGACGCGACGGCCGTGAGGAATCACCTCTTGATTGGTCAGAAATCTTTCGTATTATCAACTTAGTATTTGAAGAGATTGGTGATAATTTACCATATAAAACTGTTAAGATTGATGGCTGTGAAGCTGATGATATTATTGGTACTCTTGTAGAACGTACACAAGAGTTTGGACAACACGATGATGTTATGATTGTTTCTGCAGATAAAGATTTTATTCAATTACAGAAATATAACAATGTTCGTCAATTTTCTCCAATGACTAAAAAGTTTATTCAAGATCCAAATCCAAGACGATACCTATTTGAGCAAATTTTAAAAGGAGACTCAAGTGATGGAGTACCTAATATCCTTAGCGGTGATAACACTTTTGTGGATGGGCTACGACAATCACCTATGACTAAAAAGAAGATAGAACATTATCTTGAAAATGCTGAAAATCTTCAATCAGTAATGGAATCCGAAATTTACAGAAATTATCGTAGAAATAAAACTTTGATTGATCTTTCTGAAACACCTCAAGAACTAAAAAACGCTATTATAAATAGATTTGATAACCAGAAAATAGCGCATAGGTCTAAGGTACTCAATTATCTAATCAAAAAGCGCTGCAAATTACTAATTGAAAGTGTAGAGGAATTTACCTAATGAAACTTATGATTCATGAGATTCTTGAAAAAGCGGCCGAAGCTAGTACAAAGGAAGAAAAAATAAAAATCCTTCAAGAAAATAATCACCTTGCTTTGCGTGATATTCTTCGAGGTGGTATGGATGATTCTATTGAGTTTCTTCTTCCTGAAGGCAAGCCACCTCATGGAGACCCAGCCTCATTTGGATATTCAAAAACTTCTTTATATAATAAGACAAAACAGTTTAAGTATTTTGTAAAAGGTGGTCCAGGTGAAAATATGCCTGCACCAAAACGAGAACAACTTTTTATTAACATCTTAGAATCAGTTCATCCAAAAGAAGGTGAACTAGTTTTGTTGATGAAAGATAAGAGATTAATTAAAAGTAATAATTCAGCTCACTATTCTGGTATTACGAAAAAGCTTGTACAAGAAGCATTTCCAGGCCTCATTAGAGAGTAACAAAGATATAAATAAATGTATGAGTAAATATTTTTATTCTCATATGTAACAGGACTCAAGGCCTTTTAGGTCATGGGTCCTTTTTTATTTTTAACTATCCAAGGAGGTTCCCTATTCTTACTCGAAACTCAAAGCGTGTTAATTATACAGAGGAATGCAATATGTACGGTTCACAACTTGAAAGACTCAAAAGAGATTGCAGAGAAATGGAATACTTTATAAGAAGGCAAGAAATAAGAGGTAATAGTAAGAAGGCTTATGTGCTTCAAAAGAAGCATGATTATTTGAAATCTAGAATAGAAGAATTAGAAGAGGAACTTTTAGCAGCATAAAATGGTTTACACCCTCATTTAATTGTGATATAATAGTATTATATGAATGAGGGTGTATCCATGAATTTGTTTATATTAGACACAAATCCAATCAAAGCAGCGCAACTTCAATGCGACAAACATGTTGTAAAAATGATTGTTGAATCTGCACAAATGCTATCAACAGTACATCGTATGCTTGATGGTACTGAAACTAAACGTCCATCTAAATCTGGGAAAACAATGGTAAAATATTGGGAACACCCAGAAGAAGATATGGAAAATAAACTTTATAAAGCAGTCCATATGAACCATCCATGTACAATATGGACTAGAGAATCAATAGCAAATTATATTTGGCACTACGATCATTTTATTGGTCTTTGCGACGAATATAAGTATAGATACAATAAGGAGCATTCAACAGATACTCTGCTACGCAAAATACTAATTAGGCCTCCAATTAATATTCCAGAGGAAGGTCGTACTCCATTTAAGCTAGCTATGAAATCTAATCCTGAATGTATGTTTGATGATCCAGTAAAATCTTATCAAGCATTTTACAAGACTAAAAAAGATCGATTTAAAATGGTATGGACTAAAAGAGATGTACCCGAATGGTTTACATCAGATGAAAAAAGTGTTATAATAGAAAAACAAGAACGTTACTATGAATATATAAAACGTATGTATCGTGAAGCTGAGGAAAAAGATGCCAACATATAATTTTCGTAATATTGAAACAGGCGAAGAAACAGAAGTAATAATGCGAATTGCAGAATTAGATGACTATAAAGCAAATCATCCAGAATTACAACAATTTTTAAAATCTCCTCCAAAACTAGTATCCGATGTTGGTGGTGTCTTATCTAAAACCGATGGCGGCTGGAATGATACTCTAAAGAGGATTAAAGCCGGTGCTGGTCGTAATAATACAATTCACACAAAGAATTAATAAATGAATGAATAGATCTTTAAAAATTCGCTTGGAAGCACTTAAAACTCTTTCACCAATTACAGACAACCAAAAAAAAGTATTTGAAGCCTATAAAGAAGGTTCAAATCTTTGTTTGGCTGGTTCGGCTGGAACTGGTAAAACTTTTCTATCTATGTACTTAGGTCTAGAGGATGTTCTAGATAAGGAGACTCCATATGATAAGTTGGTTATCATACGCTCTATCGTTCCTACGCGCGATATTGGATTTTTACCAGGAACTGAAGAGGAAAAGAAAGATGCCTACACTGCCCCGTATCGAGGAATTATTTCGGAACTAGTTTCTGATCCCGAAGGTTGGACTAAATTAGTACAACAGGGTGCAATAGAATTTCTTACCACTTCATTTATTCGTGGTACCACAATTTCAAATGCTATTATTTTAGTAGATGAAATGCAAAACCTAACTTTTCACGAATTAGATTCTGTAATCACCCGTGTTGGAGAAAATTGCCGATTTATTATGTCGGGTGATTATTACCAAACAGATTTTGATAAAGAAAAAGATAAGAATGGTATTTTACAGTTTTTAGAAATTATTGATCGAATGAAATATTTCGAAACAGTAGAATTCTCTTGGCAAGACATTGTACGTTCCGGTCTTGTTAGAGATTACATTATGACAAAGGAACACATAGGTATTAAATAAAAATGGAAAAGGACAATGGCAAAGTTCACTCGATTTGATTCTAGAAATAAGAAGAAGGGTAAACATAAATCATATTCTCGAGAAGAGAAAGATTTTCGTATTAAACACGTTGACATTAAAAAGCGTATTAAAATTGGCATTCAAGATGTGAAAGACTATGAGCAATATATTGACTCCAGCGAAAAAATTTGAACATATAGGAGTAGATTTAGGATATGAAGACATTAATGCTGAAACTACAGATACTGGACGAAAGTATAAGTGTCCCAACGGGATGTCTTATCCTTCAGTTACCACAGTACTTTCTATCTTAAGCGAAGACGCTATTCGTGCTTGGCGTAAAAGAGTAGGAGAAGAGGAAGCAAATAAGATTTCTCATCGTGCTGCTACTCGTGGCACTGCAGTCCATTCTATTATTGAAGACTATATTAACAATAAAGAAGATTATAGTGAAGGCTATATGCCAAACGTAATTGAAAACTTTAAAGACATAAAAGGTATATTAGATGAACGAATCGGAAAGGTATACGCTCAAGAAGTCCCTCTGTATTCAGAACACTTGGAACTGGCTGGTAGAGTCGACTGTGTGGCTGAGTTTGATGGTGTGCTATCTATTGTGGATTTTAAGACTTCTCGGAAGTTAAAAAAGAAAAAGTGGATTGAAGGTTATTTTATTCAAGAATCTGCATACGCAATTATGTGGGAAGAAAGAACAGGAACACCAATTGTAAACTTAGTCACTATTATTTCCGTAGATGGAGAAGAGGCTCAAGTTTTTAAAGAACATAGAGATAATTGGGCGCCCAAACTATTGGAAACTATTAATGAGTACAAGACGAGAAAAATGTTTGGCCACTAGAGCACATCAACAGATTAGTATTTGTTGCGAAACACTTTGTGATAAAGAGGTAGTAGAAGAATATATTAAAGAACTTGAAGAAAAAGTAATAGAGTTAACAGATCAATTAAATGTATTGAGGAACGTAGATGAACGAAGAGTTGATTGAAATGCTATCTGGAAATGAACGAAAACGAAATTACTTCCACCATCGACCAGTAGCAAATGTTCACGAGTTTTATTTGTCGGGTGAAATCAAAAGAGCCGAAGAGTATATTGAGTGGTTTGATATTATTCGCAATGCTGGTAAGAATGATGTCATCACAGTTCATATTAATTCATATGGAGGAGACCTTTTTACAGCAATTCAAATGATGCGTGTACTTGGCGAGTGTGAAGGTACAGTAGTTACATCTGTTGAAGGTGCTTGTATGTCAGCAGCAACAATGGTATTTTTATGCGCAGATGGATTTGAAGTATCTAACCATTCAATGTTTATGTTCCATAATTACTCAGGTGGAACCATTGGAAAAGGTGGAGAAATGTATGATAATATTATCCACGAACGCAAATGGTCTGAAAATCTTTTAAGAGAAATCTATGCTGACTTTTTAACAGAAAAAGAAGTAGAATCTATTCTAAATAATAAAGATATATGGATGGATGGAGAGGAAGTAATTAAAAGGCTTGAATCTCGTAAAGAAAAGGTGAATGAAGAAAAGGAAAAGCCTAAGCCTCGCCGTCGGAAGAAAACTCCTTAAAATAATATTCACAAATGCGCCGGTTACGAGTTAAAATGAGTAACTGGCCATTTTCTGCGTATAAAGCCCATTTACCTATTTTTAGTTCAACTATTTTCAACGTACAAGCACGCGATTTGTTCACGTTCGCTTGATACAATAACCTTTGCTTTACTTAGTGCGGTTTGACATTCTTTTTCTGTACCAAACGTATCAACGTGATAATATTTGATTCCTTCATTAGTTGCTAATTGAATCCATAGCAATATCCACATTTTACCACCTTCCCTGACTAACTCCAATAAAATAGAATATAACAAATAATATTGCACCTGATACTAAAGCTGCAATGATTCCAACAACCCATTCCATTATGGCTTGTTTTCTTTCTTCGGCAGCATATACAGCTTCTTTACGCTCTTTACGCATTTGAGCTTCAATAGCAATAATTTGGTCCCAAGCAGATGGACCATAGTAAAGACTAATATAGCTACGCAGTTCTTCACGCATTTCTTTTGCTTTTTGTTTTTGACCCCAGACTTCTAGTGCGTTTTGTTCTATTTCACTAGCACCAAAAACCTTCTTAAAAAATGGTGGATTTTGAGTTTGCTTATGCGCAAAATCTAGGTCTGAAAGAGATGTGGCCCATTGATTGAGAGTAGAACCCATCTCAGAAATTTCTTTTCCTGTTGCAATGGCACTTTTAATACCATTATATGCGTCGGTAGCCATACCTATGGCTGATACTGGATCTATCATGATGCACCTTTCCCATAAATTTTTGCCAAAAAATTATAAAAAAATGCATCAAATCACAAAAATATTTATAAGTTATTGATTATAATACGAATAAAAATGCACTAAAAATGCACAAAACTGTATACATTACTAGAAAACAGTGATATAATTATACTATAATCAATGAGGAGAAACGATTATGCAATACACAGTTGAACTTTTTAAGAAAGATGGTCGTACCAAAGCCGGTGAAAAGCTGGTTGAGAAACTTGATATGAAAGAAGGTGTTTCAAAAGAAACAATTTCTGATCGTATTTCTAAAAAATTCCCTGAAGCAAAAGGCTATCGTTTTGAGATTTTTGAAACTTATGTAACGAAGAAGAACTTGCTGAATGGACAAGAATTTCAGGAGCGTTATGACACTCCTTACTATTGTTCACCAAGTTCTGAAACTTACTGGTCTATGTGAAAGGAGAATTATAATATGTATGTAGATCCTAATAAAACAATTCTAACTGATGCAGACGGAGTACTCCTAGATTGGGTGTACTCCTTCCGTGGTTGGATGGCTCGTCATGGATATGAGATTGTAGAACCAAATTCATATCAAATGGATAAAGCTTATGGATTAAGTCGAGATGAAGGTAAACGTCTTTGTCGAATGTTTAATGAATCAGCTACTATTCGTAAAATTTCACCATTACGCGATGCTGTAAAATATGTTAAGAAACTTCACGAAGAGCATGGTTATGTTTTTCGTGTGATTAGTTCATTGAGCAACGATGAATACGCTCATCGACTTCGTACTAAAAACTTAATTGAGTTATTTGGTCCAAGTGCGTTTGAATCATATGTTTACTTAGATACTGGTGCTGATAAAGACGAAGCATTAGAACCTTATCGTGATTCTGGTTGTTATTGGATTGAAGATAAAATGGAAAATGCTGATCTTGGTAGTAAGCTTGGACTGGAATCCATTTTGGTTAAGCATCCATTTAATGCAACTTATGTTGGTCCTGCCCATCGTGTCATGAATTGGAAAGAAATTTATGATATTATTGTAGGTTCTTAAACTTATAAATAGAATTAAATTATTTTGATAAAGGGCTATAATTATGAGTAAACCTGAAAATACTTTAAGATCAAATATGTTAGGAGCCGCATATAATCATGCCAGAGCTCATGTAGAAAAACATCGAATAAATGTTGAAGTATATTTACAAAATCCAGTTGGTGTTGGTGAGCATTCTGATGTAATGGATGCAATTGAAAAAGAATTAGAAGAAATGGCAAAATATGAAAACCATATGGATATCTTAAATCGATACTTTAAAGATTAATAGGAGTTAAATATGGACGACATATTTGATTTTGGCTTTACCGCTGTAGATGAAGCAGAACTAGAAGCGGTACAACAAGCTACAACTCAAGCTACTACAGTTGCTTCAAGCAATGAACAGCTTCAAGCAAAGATTGATAAGTTATATAACTCAATTATACCATTACTTACCAATCTAAAAAAGAATCCTGAAAAGGAATATATTTTATGGCCAAATCGTTTGGCAAAAGTTGAGGAATTTGAAACTTACTTACAAAAAATTTATCAGGAATAATTTATGTCTAAAGAATGGCACGGTGGTAAAGGTGATAAACCTAGAAAAACAGCTAATCAAAAGAAATATGCTGAAAACTGGGAAAAAATTTTTGGTAATAAGAAAGATAAAAAAGAAGATAAACCAAAACTATAACTAGGAGAACTGGATGGCGGAATATACACATTTCGCCACGATAGCACAAATTGCTTATTTAGATAATGCAAAGAAAGAATTTAAAAAATTAGGTTATAATGAATCCCACTTGATTGATATTGATGGAGCACAAGCGCATATCGCGGCGAATCAAGATAGAATAGTAATTGCCTTTAGAGGCACTGAACCAACTGAATGGAATGACATTAAAGCGGACTTAAGAGCATTTCATGACAATGGATTCCATAAAGGGTTTTTACACGAATTTCAAAAGTTAGAAGCTGCCATTCAAGATCGTCTTGAAAAATTAGCAAAGAAACATGAAACTCCAAGAGATTTGTATATAACAGGGCATTCACTGGGTGGAGCAATGGCAACTGTTGCTGCATTTTGGTATCCAGAAGCTGAATCTGTTTATACCTTTGGCGCGCCAAGAGCTTGTAGCTGGAGTAAATCAAAAGAATTTCCATGCCGTCATATTAGAGTTGTAAACAATAATGATGTAGTACCAAAGGTTCCTTTTTGGTGGATTGGTTTTAAACATACTGGCACATTGCATTATATGAATTTTTATGGTAACGTTCGTAGAATGACTAAATGGCAAAGATTCAAAGATGGCTGGAGAGGCCGTTGGAGAGCATTAAAGAAAAGAGTTCCATTTGATGGTTTTTACGATCATTCAATGAATGAATACTGCCGATTCTTAAAGGATGATGGCTAATGATGGACTTAATTAGTAGATTATTAGGCGATACTTTATGGATATATACTAGTATCATTGGAGCTTTGCTGGGTGCTGCTTTTCTATTCTGGTTTAAAGATACAAGAATGGCAACATGGGCGGTACGTAAGTTCGATGGATTTTTAGAATACTTAGCAATTCGTTGGGGTTGGACATGGTTTCAAAATGACCCAAATGCTTGGAGAGTAAAATATCCCAAAATTACAGCAAAGATAGACGAAATTGAAGCCCGTTTGAAAGAACTAGAAAAATGAATATGAAATTTGGAATTGGTGTTGTTGTAGCTATTGTATTACAAGTCTCTGCATTTGTATGGTGGACAGCTCAACAAGCACAAATCATCCAACAATTAAATGAACAGGTTACAGAATTAACTAGTCGTATGGCAGTAGAAGAATCTGT